GTTGTTATTGCTGAGCTTATGTCTACTGGTGCTAAGGTTATTACTATTAGCCCATCCTCGTGGCAGGCGTACATTGGCAACAAGAATCCGACAAAAGATGAGAAGTCTGCAATAAGATTATTGAACCCAGGCTACGCAGAATCCTGGTATAAAAATCAATTAAGAAATATGAGGAAGCAGAGAACTGCTGACTACTTTAACAAGAAATATGGTTTAGAAATTGTGGATTTTGATGTTGCAGATAGCTTTGGTATTGCACATTATAGTAACCAGGTGCTTACTAAGCGATGAAACTTTATCAGAGTAAAGATTGGCTGTATAGAAGGTATGTAGTACAAAAGAAAACAGTTACAGAAATAGGTAAAGAGTGCGGGGTCTCTGCTATGACTATACAGAGATATTTAGAACAGTTTCAATTAATTAGGAGACGATAATGCTAAAGGCGGTATATGAAGATGTTAGCAATTTTAGTTGCAGTGATTTATATTTAAGATCAGTAGGTGCACCAGCAGGTAATAAGATCTGGGGAGCATGCCATGAAATTGCACATATGTTAATTGAAAAGAATATCTCGTACGGCAACTCTGCCCTTGAGCCAGCAAGAATATTTTCAACGGCGGATTCAACAGAGCAATTAAAAGTTCGTATTGATGATAAATTAAATAGGGTAAAGAACAACCAAGGCTTTGCTGGAGATAACGATATTGACGATTTAATTGGATACCTTATCCTTCTTAAAATTGCCAACAAGTCCTAGTCAACTAAAACGTGGTATAATTTATATATGAGCGAATTAGAGCCAGCAGTACATTTTGACCGCATGAATAAGGTCGTAGAAGAGCTTTTGAAGGGCAATTCAGCAACGCAGATAGCAACCATCACTGGGTACTCAAGGAAAGAAGTTCTAGAGTACCTAGACGAGTGGAAGTCTGTTGTGCATAACGATAGCAATATTCGTGACCGTGCAAGAGAGGCGATATCTGGAGCGGACCAACACTACGCAATGCTCATCAAAGAGGCCTGGAAAACCGTAGAGGACGCAGATACCCAAGGCCAACTAAATGTTAAGGCGGCAGCCTTAAAGCTTATAGCAGATATTGAAACAAAAAGAATAGCAATGCTTCAATCAGTGGGAGTATTAGAGAATACAGAGATTGCATCACAACTTGCAGAGACTGAAAGAAAGCAAGAGATACTTGTAGGTATACTTAAAGAAGTTACCGCAGGGTGTCCTAAATGCAAGATGGATGTTGCAAAGAGATTGTCTCAGATAACTGGAATAGTAGAGCCTGTGTATATAGATGCAGAGGTTACAAGCAATGTTCAATAAAGATGGATTTGAAAAAATAGGCGAAGATATATATGTGTACCATAATTTTGTTACAGAAGAAGAATGTGATTCTATTCTAGATATTGCCAAGTCTCTTACAGAAGAAGAGTGGGTTGGAAGATTCAATACTACTGGAGAAGGTCACAAGACATCTAATAGATCTATAGACCAGCTAGTTCCAATAAAGAAGAGGCTGTCTGACAAACTAGAAGAAGGAATATATCTAGCAGAAAACATTAGCATTGTGCGGATGAGAAAAGGTGCAACCTGGGGATTACATTCAGATAATCATGACTTCTTAGACTTAATAGCAGCAAGCAAACTTTACACTGAGGGACAAGAGTACACATTAGAAAAAAATAATATATGGGGTCTCGTAATGTACTTTAATGATTTTGATGGAGGAAGATTGTTTTATCCAAATCAAGGCATAGAATATCAACCTAAAAGAGGTGATTTAGTAATACATAGCTCAGAAGAACATTGTCTTCATGGAGTAGATGAATTAAAGAGTGATGTTAGATATTCACATTCAAATAATTTATTTAACTATATAAAAGTACCGAAAGGGATTTAATGTCATTTGATTTTTCTGATTTAATTGATATCCTTGACGGCGAAGAGTTTGAAGAAAAGCCTGTAGATTTACGTACATTTGTCAATGATCCAAACTACTTAGGTCTTCCAGAACTCTCAGAATATCAATATACTTTAATTGAAAAAAGTTCACAGATATATAAAGAGTCGACATTAAAAAAATTGTTCGGAGAAGAAGAAGGCCATACTAGATTTAAGCAAACGGCTAACGAAGTAGTAGCCCAGCTAGGCAAAGGTTCTGGAAAAGATTACTGTTCGACAATTGCTGTAGCCTATATAGTATATTTACTATTATGCCTAAAGGATCCTGCTACATATTACGGTAAACCTCCAGGGGACTCTATCGATATTATTAATATTGCTATAAACTCTCAGCAGGCAAGCAATGTATTTTTTAAAGGCTTTAGAAGCCGCATAGACAAGTCCCCATGGTTTGTCGGTAAGTACTATGCCAAAGCATCAGAAATACAGTTTAATAAAGCAATCACCGTCCACTCTGGTCACTCAGAGCGTGAAGCTTGGGAAGGCTACAACGTAATTGTTGTTATCCTTGATGAAATCTCTGGCTTTGCAATTGAAAATACAACAGGACACGATCAGGCAAAAACGGGTAGTGCAGTGTATGATATGTACAGGGCATCAGTAGACTCTCGTTTTCCAGACTTTGGAAAAGTAATTCTTCTTTCATTCCCAAGATTTAAGAATGATTATATACAGCAAAGATACGATGCCGTAATTGGAGAAAAAGAAACGGTAATCAGAGAGCATAAATTTAAGATGTATGACGAGCTGGCAGATGGAACTGAGGGTAATGAGTTTGAGATTCAATGGGAAGAAGACCATATAATATCTTACAAGATACCTAAAGTTTATGCACTTAAGCGTCCGACTTGGGAAGTTAATCCAGTTAGAAAAATTGATGACTTTAAAACAGCATTCTATACAAATCCAACAGATGCTCTTTCAAGATTTGCTTGCATGCCTCCAGATGCGGTTGACGCATTTTTTAAGTCAAGAGAAAAAGTAGAAAAGGCATTTAATATAGGTGCAATTGCCGTAGACAATTTTGGAAGACTTGAAGAGTGGTTCCTGCCAGACCCAGATAAAAAATATTATATACACGTAGACTTAGCGCAAAAGCATGACCATTGTGCAGTAACCATGGCACATGTTAATAAATGGGTTAACGTTAAAATAACAGATGCCTACTCTCAGCCAGCACCTATTGTGGAGGTTGACGCAGTCAGGTATTGGACACCAAAGCCAGACAAGTCTGTTGATTTTACTGAAGTAAAAGATTATATCCTTTCTCTTAAAACAAGAGGATTTAATATAGCAGTATGTACCTTTGACAGATGGAACTCTCATGATATGATGCAACAACTAAAACAATATGGCATCAATACAGAGATTCTATCTGTCGCTAAAAAACATTATGACGACATGGCAATGGTCGTAGCGGAAGAAAGATTAATAGGTCCACACATACCATTACTTATAGATGAATTATGTCAGCTTAGAATTATGAGAGATAAGGTTGATCACCCTAGAAAAGGTTCAAAAGACTTAGCCGATGCTACTTGTGGTGCAATATTTAATTCAATTAGCAGAACTAGGTTTGATAATAATCAAGAAATAAATGTACATACTTATGAATCAATGAATTACGACAATGATTTTGGGGCTAAAGATGACCCAGATACAACATCTTATAATATGATCAGAGCACCCAGAATGCCTGAAGACTTAAAAGAAGCAATGGACAGGATGCAAATAATATGAGCGAATATCAAGAAAGAGCTAAAGAGTGTAAGTGTTGCAGTAAACACGTCCCTTTGCCTACGGTTATGAGGGAATACAATAATACTGTTGTCTGCCCAACTACATTTGCAAATATACTTGAATATAAAAGAATATGGGACTCTTACGGATCAAGACCAATGGGCTCTATAAGAAAACATTTTTCAGAATATGTTCAGCAAATAGTAGAAAATTCTATTGACAAATCTGTATAAAAAATATATACTGATAATGTCAGCGCCAGTAGCTTAGTCGGTTAAAGCCCCGAACTCATAATTCGGTAATCGTAGGTTCGAGTCCTACCTGTCGCACTAGACCTCTGTAGCTCAGAGGAAGAGCAACAGACTTCTAATCTGTTGGTCGCTGGTTCGATTCCAGCCAGGGGTACAAACGTACAGCCGATTACAAAAGGAGACAAAATGAATGAAGCAAAGTGTCCAATAACTGGACATTCATCAAAGCCAGAAACAACAACAAATGAATACTGGTGGCCTAATAGATTAGATTTATCGGGCTTAAGAAAGCATTCAGAAAAGTCTGACCCTATGTCAAGCGATTTTGATTATGCAAAAGAATTTGAAAGCCTAGATCTTGATGCAGTTAAAAATGATATTAATAGTCTTTTAACTACATCTCAAGAATGGTGGCCAGCAGATTATGGAAATTACGGGCCATTTTTTATTCGCATGGCATGGCACTCAGCAGGAACTTACCGAACAACAGACGGACGAGGTGGTTCTGGAGAAGGCCTACACAGATTTGCACCACAAAACTCATGGCCAGATAACGGCAATTTAGATAAGGCCCGACGTTTACTGTGGCCAATTAAACAAAAGTACGGTAAAAAGATTTCTTGGGCAGACCTAATGATTCTTGCAGGAAATGTTGCCCTTGAAAACATGGGATTTAAGACGTTTGGTTTTGCTGGTGGTCGTGAAGATGTTTGGGAATCTGATGATACATATTGGGGCATTGAAAAAGAATGGCTTGCTAATGAACGTTACTCAGGTGATCGTGAATTAGAGCAGCCACTTGCTGCTGTACAGATGGGTTTAATTTATGTTAACCCTGAAGGTCCAGATGGCAATCCAGATCCAATGCTTTCTGCACGAGACATTCGTGAAACATTTTCTCGTATGGCGATGAATGATGAAGAGACCGTTGCGCTTGTTGCAGGTGGACACGCATTTGGCAAGTCACACGGAGCAGGAGACAAAGCTCATGTTGGACCAGATCCAGAGGCCGCACCACTTGAAGACCTAGGTCTTGGATGGAAGAACTCATTCGGTACAGGTAATGCTGAGTACACAATTACAAGTGGAATTGAAGGCGCTTGGACTCCAACACCAACCAAGTGGGATAACACTTACCTGGAGCTATTGTTTACATATGATTGGAAGCAGACAAAGTCACCAGCAGGTGCAACTCAATGGATTCCAACTGATGAATCTACTGTCAACTTAGTTCCAGATGCACACATAGATGGTAAATTCCATGCACCAATGATGACTACGGCAGACCTAGCATTAAAATTTGATCCAGAGTATAACAAAATCTCAATGAGATTTCTTAAAGATTTTGAATACTTTTCGGATGTATTTGCTCGTGCATGGTTTAAGTTGACTCATAGAGATATGGGACCAACTTCAAGATACCTTGGCAAAGAAGTCCCATCAGAAATATTAATATGGCAGGATCCAGTTCCGTCAGTAAAAAGAAAAAAGATTTCTGACAAAAATATTAAAAAGATAAAGAAGCAAATATTAGATTCAGGATTATCTATTTCAGATCTAGTCATTACTGCATGGGCTTCTGCTTCTACTTTTAGAAAAACAGATAAGCGTGGTGGTGCAAATGGTGCAAGAATTAGACTTCAGCCACAAATATCATGGGATGTAAATGACACGCCTATGATTAGCAGAGTTCTTGCTGTTCTAGAATCTATTAAAACAGAGATGTCAATGGCAGACCTCATTGTACTTGGTGGATGTGCTGCTATTGAAAAGTCAGCAGAACAATCAGGAATTAAAATATCTGTTCCATTTACACAGGGCAGAACAGATGCAACGCAACAGCAGACAGATGTTGATTCATTTGCAGTTCTTGAGCCAAAGTTTGATGGTTTCCGTAACTACACTAATTGGGCTGTCACTGCTCAAGAAGAGGTGCTACTAATAGAAAAAGCCAACCTATTAGATTTAAATCCAGTGGAGCTTGTACTATTGCTATCTGGAATTAGAATGCTAAACAACAATGAATTAGACAACAGTTATTTAGTTGAGCTACTTTCTTACACTAATGCTAGTGAGGCAATTGGCGTTCCTCGTATAGACCTTATTATTGCATCAAACTCAGAGCTCCGTGCCATTGCAGAAGTATACGCTTCTAATGACGCTCAGGAAAAATTCTTTGTGGATTTTGCAAACGCATGGAATAAAGTTATGATGCTTGATCGATTTGATATAAAGAAAGGGACAAAATGAGAACAGGTTTATTCTACTTGCTACATTCCTCAGCGATTGCTGGGCTAATGGTAGGATCATATTTTTATGGTTTTAAGCAAGCATCTCAGAATGTAAAGCAAAAAGCTTTTTCTTTTAAAAAGAAGTAATAAAAGTAGTCCTGGGTAAGACTAAAACTGCCCAATATATAAAAAACAAGAAATGGTATAATAAATATGCATAGACCTGACATAGTTGAATACAAAAATGTATTAACTAAAGAGGATTGCAACAGCGTAATAAAGTACTGGAATAGCTTAGATGATTGGTCACTCTCATGTTTTTATAACTCTTATGTAATTTCAGGCAAAAAGCCAAATACACCAGAAGCTGGCCCATTGCTTAGACAAATTCAATTAAAGTCTCAAGATCTTGCAGAAAAAGTATTTGAGAAAAAGCTAAGACAAATTAGCTTAAGTGCACATAGATGGGATCCAGGTGCTTTTGCGGGAGATCACGCAGACAATGCAGAACTCGATGGCACACCTAATGCATGGCAAGAAAATAAGTTTGTAACAATGATATATCTTAATGATGATTTTGAAGGTGGCCTACTTACATTTAGAGACCACGGGCTGGCATTTAAACCAAAGACTGGATCTTTTATTGTTTTTGATGTTGGAATAAAAAATGTACATGCTGTCACAGAGGTTCTGTCGGGTCAAAGATATACCATGCTCGGCTCATATGATTATGCAGATTCGTCATACGATAAAGATTTTCAAGAAATTAAAAATTCAATAAAAACAAATCAAGATAAACAAAAAGAACAATGGTCTGAGGGCAAAGTCATGCCCTCAACAACTGCTACGGCATACCAAGCAATCAACTAAAGAAATCGGGAACACAATGATACTCGTTAACACAACAGAGTTTACGTCTATTGAAGAAATTAAGTCTAATCCAGAAAAGTACAAAGATCTTTTTTTAAAAGACAAGATCATTGTATTTAGAAATGCTAATTTAAATAAAGAGCAACAGACAGACCTAATGGAATTTTTTGGAGATACCCTAGGTTGGTATCCAAATTCTTCAAACCGTAGCCCATCTGATTATGTAGAGGACCACCACAAGCATATGGTAAACGGAAGGTACGCTACAAAAGACCAGCTTATGTTAAACTGGCACACAGAGCACGTAGAGAATGAGAACGATTCTTTCCACGGATCAACCTGGAGAATGGAAAAGTTTAACTGCCCCGAAGATTCAGGACATACGTACTTTATGGATATGACAAAGATGTACGCTGATTTAAACAAAGATGATCAAGAATTTTTAGATAAATGCATAACCTATTTAACAGTTGTTGAAGCAACCTACGATAAAGAAGATAAGCAGACTCTTAAAGAGATTAAGCAGTCCTTTAAGACAGTAAATACGCACCCAATAACAGGAGAGAAAACATTAAGAGTTCATCTTGCGTCACCAACTCCAGAGTTTATATCCTTAGAAACATTTGATGGGCGAAATCCAAGTGCTGAAGAAAGAAATAATTTTAATCGTTTAATTAAATGGGTTTGCAATGAGGTATGGACAAACGAAGAAATTAGAATGGTTCACAAATGGCAAGAAGGAGACCTTGCAGTTCCAGATTTATATAAGCTAGCTCATGCAGTAAGCGGAGGATTTGTAGAAAATCAAAGAACTCTTCAGGGGCAATTTGGCAAAGCAACACCTTGGGGACCCCCACTAGTGTCTAAGAGCGGTTGGTAGTAGACTTCATGGTTAAGAAAATGGTATACTAAGATTATGAAACAATTAATTAACTCACTACAGGAATTACAGTCAAATTCATTTATATATTCAAACCTTGTAAAGGGTTTCTATTTAAATACAGAGTCTGTTTTAATGAGACAGTCACAGATCGTATATAAAGAGATATACTTAGAGTCAGATAGACTGCTCATGGAAACCTCCCTATGGCTACGTAGACTAGGTGGAGAAGCCTTATATACTATTGAAGATATATCTGCATCACAAACCCTAGGCAATGTTAAGCCAGACACCTACTGTGGTGTTGAAATGGCAACGCATCTTGTGCCAATTAATAAAACAATGATTGAAGAGATTCGAGTTGTTACAGATCAAGCAATAGCAAGCAAAGAGTGGGCACTTGTTCCACATTTATCAGAATTGTTAAAGAAGCATCAAGAGTGGAATTGGATGCTAGAGTCAAGCTTAAAGCTCCCACCAAATCCTTGGAAGTCACTTAAGGATTAAATGTGCAATTAGACCCAATCACTAGCCCTTTATGTTTTGACGATGTACTTCTTGTACCAAAAAAGTCTGGTGTTGTCAGTAGGTCTGATATACAGTTTACATCTACAATAGGTAATCCGAATAACCCAGCAGCCTGGGTACACCTTGACAATGCATTTGTCTTAGCTCCAATGGAATTTATTAGTAGCACCAAGATGATTAAAAAGGTTTTAGATAATGGTGGGCTTGCTTTTGTACAAAGATTTCAACCAAAAGAAGATAGAGTTGCACAGTATAAACAAATTGTTTCAGAGTCTAAATGGACCGATAGATTAGGATTTTCTATAAATAACGCAGAGGCAGAAGATAAAGATCTTATTGAACAGGTCCTCGCTACTGGGTGTAAGATTATATTAATAGACACTGCATACGGACACACAGACATGGCAGTAAATGCAGTAAAAAGATTAAGAGCCCTTCTTCCAAACTACATACACATAATGAGCGGCAACGTTTCTTCATACGATGCTTACAAAGACTTGATGGATGCAGGAGCTGACTCTGTAAGAGTTGGTATAGGAGGAGGCGCAGCCTGTACGACAAGAATTGTAACTGGGTTTGGCACCCCAATTCTTGGATCGATTATGGACATTTATCAAAATGTAAAGACAGACGAAGTAAATGGAATAGTTTCTGATGGTGGAATTAAAAATAACGGAGACATTGTAAAGGCTCTTGCAGGTGGAGCAAGTGCAGTAATGATGGGAACCGCTTTTGCAGGTCATGAAGAGTGTGACGGAATGACAAATGGAAAATTTTTATTTAGAGGACTTGCATCAGAAGGAATACAGTTAGATAAAGATACAGGGGAAAGGCCACCACTAAATGCTTTGCATATAGAAGGTGTCTCAGCTTATCTAGAAAATAAAGGCCCTGTAGAGTTGACTATTGCACAAATAATTAATAACGTTAAAAGCGGAATGTCCTATTGTGGGTCACCTACGCTAAAATCTTTCAGAGAGGACTGTAGATTTATTAAAGTATCTCCACAGTCGCTGAGAGAATCTGGAAGCAGAATATAAAAGGAGAAAAAATGGCAGCAGAACAAGGATCAGCAGCAAGATTAGTAGAAGTGGCATTAGCCGAAGTTGGAACTATTGAAGGACCAAAAGATAATGAAACAAAGTATGGTAAGTTCGCAAAGGCAAACTTTCAGCCATGGTGCGGATCATTCGTTATGTGGTGTGCAGATCAAGCAGGAATAAAAGTTCCTAACACTGTATATACACCAGCAGGAGCGCAAGCATTTATTAAAGCAGGAACCTGGCAGATGGCAGAAGTAGCAACTCCAGCAGTTGGGGATATTGCCTATTTTGATTTCCCATCAGATGGTGTCGACAGAATTTCTCACGTAGGAATTGTTGTTGCAGTAAACACAGACGGTACAGTAGATGTTGTAGAAGGAAATACCTCTGGAGATAAAAAAGGCGATCAGAGAAACGGCGGAGAATGTTGCCTTAAGAATCGTGCTTATAAGAAGAAGAATGGATCAAAGCTTCGCAGAAGCCAGATAGTAGCTATTGTCGGATTTGGAAGACCATCATTTGGCAAGCCAGTTGCAAAGAA